GCGCTGAAGCTAAAAAAGAAAAAGATGCTGTGATAAATGAGTGGTATGAAAAACATAATAAAGCTATTGATGATTGGGATAAGGAACATAAGAAGGCTACAACTGATTGGTTTGAAGATAATGAGTTAATTAGAGAGCATGGAACCGATGCTCCGAAAGCTAGAAGTTTTAATACTCCTAGTCGTAAGCGTGGAGGTGGAATCGTAAATCGTGGTATGGGTGTCGCACTTAAAGGCGGCGGTGCGGTAACAAGGAGTTAATGATATGCCAAAGGTAGGAGACAAACATTTTAGTTATGATGCAGCAGGTCGTAAGAAAGCAGCGACTCATGCAGCTAAAACAGGTCAGAAGGTAGAATACAAAAAAGGTGGTTCTACTTCCAAGAAAAAGAAATCTAGTAATAAGAACTGGATTCAAGGGGCTGTTAAACGTCCCGGTGCTTTGCGTAAAAAACTAGGTGTAAAAAAAGGTAAGACCATTAGTGCTGCTCAACTGAATAAAGCTGCTAAAAGTTCTAATCCTACTACACGCCGTCAAGCTAATCTTGCTAAAACTTTTAAAAAGATGCGGAAAAAGTAATGAGTATTTATCTTAGTCCATTGGAGGAAGATGTTATGGATGATTATAAAAAGAAAGAGGACTTGGGTAAATGTCCAAAGTGCGGTAAGTTAGGGTGTAAATGTGATCCTGAAACCTGTGATTGTGTTCCTGAAAATCAACTCAGTATAGACTTTGAGTAGAGTAAAAACTTATGGCTGAAAGCAGTAATGTAGAACGTAACCCCTACCTTACCAATGGTGGTCAGGGCATCGTTATGGAAGAATCTGAAATTGAGGTTATACTCCCTGACGAGGAATCCGGTCTGGATATGATTATGGATATGGTTGAGGAGATGACCTATAACCATAATGAAAATCTGGTTGATAAGCTTGATGGAAGTGAACTGGATGATATTGCTTCTAAGGTTATAGAAGGATTTGAGGCCGATAAGGAAAGTCGGGGGGAATGGGAATCTACTTTTGAAAAAGGATTTGATCTCCTTGGCCTGAAACTCCGTGAAACCAGCGAACCCTTTGAAGGAGCCTGTACCGCTGTTCATCCCCTTCTGATCGAATCAGCCGTTAAATTCCAATCCAAAGCTACTCAGGAACTTTTTCCAGCTAAAGGTCCGGTAAAAACACAGATACTTGGTAATCCTACGATTGAGAAAGATCGTCAGGCTAACCGTGTCATGAACTTCATGAACTATCAGTTAACCGACCAGATGCCTGAATATTTCAGTGAACTGGAACGGATGCTGTTTAATCTTCCTGTATTTGGTTCTGCTTTCAAGAAAACCTATTTTGATATGGCACTGGAACGGCCTATGAGCGAGTTCGTGCCTATTGATCAATTCTATGTTTCTAACTTTGCTTCTGATCTTCAGAATGCAGAAAGATATACGCATATGGTGTATCGTTCTCCTAATGACCTTAAACGGGAGATCGAAGCAGGAATGTATTCTCTGGAACATTATGATGATGGATTACCGGAAGCTACTCCTGTAGAACCTACTCCTATTAAATCCAAGATGGATATGATACTTGGTATCTCTCCTAACTATGATGATGAACCGCAATATACTATTCTTGAACAGCATTGTTATCTAGAGATCGAAGAAGAAATAGATGATGATGAAAATGCCATGACGGTAGCTTTACCGTATATTGTATCGGTAGATGAGCATAGCCGTAAAGTTTTATGTATCCGAAGAAATTGGAGTGAAGATGATCCCCGTAAAGAAAAACTTTTGTGGTTTACCCACTATCGTTTTGTTCCGGGATTTGGCTTCTATGGTTTAGGTTTTATTCATTTCCTTGGAAACCTGACAGCTACCGCTACGGCGGCTGTAAGGAACCTTGTAGACGCAGGACAGTTTGCTACCCTTCCTGGGGGATTTAAAGCTCGTGGTGTACGTATTGTAGGAAGTAACGATGCGATTGCTCCGGGTGAATTTAAAGAAGTAGAAGCTACTGGAATTGACTTAACCAAGTCCATTATTCCCCTGCCCTACAAGGAACCTTCTCAAACTCTGATGCAAATGCTTCAGTTTGTTACAGCAGCAGGACAGAAGTTTGCTGATGCTACGGAACAGGTTATATCGGATTCAACCAACTATGGTCCTGTAGGGACAACCTTGGCCCTTCTAGAGGCATCTACAAAGTTCTTTAGTGCTATTCATAAACGGTTACACTACAGTCAACGTCAGGAACTCCGTATTCTGGCCCGTATTAACCATGATTTCCTTCCTGATGAATATCCTTATGATATTGCTAATATAGAAGGACAGATATTCAGGAGTGATTTTGATGGTAGAATTGATGTTATACCTGTCTCTGATCCTAATGTACCTTCAGCTTCCCACCGCCTAGCTATGGCTCAGACGGTTATGCAGATGGCTCAACAGGCTCCCCAAGGGATGTACAACCTTAGAGAGATTAACAGGGTAATGTTGGATGCGGCTGGTATTGAAAATCCAGATCAGTTTCTTATTCCTGAACAGAAGGCTGAACCTCGTGATCCTATTTCCGATATTAATGCCGCTTCACAGGGATTACCTATTAAAGCTTTTCCGGGACAGGATCATCAGGCACATATCACCGTTAAACAATCTTTTATTGCTGATCCTACACTAGGTCAGAATCCTGTTATGCAAGCTTTGGTTCCCATACTGCAAGCGAATATACGTGAGCATATGATTATGCAGTATGAAGAACAGATGAGTGGAATGTTGACTCAGGGTGTGGAACAGGCAGGTGTAAAAACTGATGAGGCTATCAGTAAGATTACTCAAGGGGCTGCACAGGAAATCTTACAAAACAATCAACGTATGGCTGAACAGGGTAGTGTAGAAGATTTAGAACGAATGACTCTGGAATTACAACGTCAGCAATTAGAACTTGAGAAAGAAAAAGTCAAGATTGATGCTGCACAGAAAGCTGCGGATATAGCCCTACAGGAAGAAAAACTTGATCTTGAAAAAGATAAAGTAGAAGTCGAAGCTGCTGAAAAGTTGGCTAAAATAAAAGGAGTTGCTAGAGATAGAGAGATTGTAGCTAATTCCAAGAAAGCGGATAGAGATGATAAGTTTCTTATTGAAGTAATGAAGATGCTTTTTAAAGAAACAGGAGCTACGGTAGAGAAATTAAAAGAAGAAGTTACTTTACGGCCTGAAGGATTTTATAAAGGTGGTACAGTAAACTTTAGTGACGGTGGAAGTATAGACAATCTTTTAACCCTAATTGGAGGATATGCAGATAAAGTAGCGCGGCCTATTGGAGAAGTAATTGGATGGTTGTTTGGAGCAGAACCATTAGGAGAACAATCTGAGTTAGATTTAAATTTAAAACCTGCTTCTTTAGCAATGGTTCCTCAACCTGTTACTAGTTCACCTCAAAGACCTCAAGAGTTAGGAAGAGCTTCACCGATAGAAGAAGTAGAGATTGAGGAATTAGGACCAGCTACTCAGATTCCTGCAATGAAAGGATATCAAGCTCCTATTAAAGGAGAAATAGAAGTTGAGGAGTTACCACCAGTAGATGTAAAAAGTACAATGGATGCTTTAATTGAGTTTAACAAGGACAGGCAAAGAAAATTAGATACTGCTCCTCTTATAAAGGAGGATGTTACTGTGGATGATGTAGCTACTTTACAAGAAAATATAGTAGAAAGTAAACCTAAAGCTAGTATTGTAGATAGATTATATCCGCGTAAAGATATAGTTA